CAGGTTGCGGTTGACTAGACCGCCCACATCAGACCAAGCCCATTGCATTAGTCTGGTACGGCACTAAACAGGCAAGACTTACATCAACGAGCAAGGGGTGAACCTGCTCAACAACAACGTGCATCACATCAATGCTAACACATTGGGAGCAGTCTTCATAAGATTGCTACCCAAATTCCAAGCAAGGTTTCCAACAGGTCCAGTAGCCAACTGGTACATCCAGTTGCCAGCCGTGTCTAGGGCATGGAAAATTTCATTAACACTAAACTTGGACTGCGGGCCAGGGGGCGTGACATTGTTAATAACAGTGCCTTGGTTGGAGCCGAACACCATTTCATAAACACACACCAAACGAATCCGTATGCCAGTGGACACGGGAAATCCAGAATAAGTGAGCAACAATGAGTTTCTGCCATCCCCATTGGCAGCAGTGCCACCGAAATTGGGGTTGTCATACTTCTCATCCAGCTCACCTGGACGCCACTTGACCTCAGCAATAGACTCGGGCATGCGTATTACCATAGGGCAACAAGTGCGTAGTGAGCCAATACTAAAACTACCGCCTGTATTAGGTGTAACAATATTGGCAGGAACACACCCCAACCCGACAATACCGGCCCTATTGAGCTCGGACCCAGGCCACATGACCTGAGCACAAGCCGCAATTGGTCGAATACCGCTAGTATTACCAACTGAGATATACCCAGGTTGAGAAGCATTAGCAATACTCCAGGATGTGAAAGTGGTAGCGTCGGACGCAGAATCGAGATAAAGAACCGATCCTTGTCCAGTAGCACCGCTAGCGACAATCATACCTGGAGAAAAAAGCAGTGCCCCGGCTGTAGAAGTACTACTAGTACTAACCAGAAAGTCAGTCTCAAACCTCTGCAACATACCACCCATAGAGGTGGGAAAACAACCATGGGCAAGTGGTGCATTGCAAGGGTCATTAAGGAGACGGGCCCACTGGGTGGCTGCCTCATCGAGTCCTTTAACCAACTGTTGCTTGGAATTCTTATTTTTGTTTTTAGGCCGCTTCTGAACCTTTGGAACCTTCTTGCTTTTCACCATTTTAGACACAACAAGCTTAAACAACGAGGGTTAAAACCCAACAACTAAACCTGTTCAAACGTACGAAACGTATGGTACAGCGGGAATGGATAACTTATTGAGGGAGTCTACCTCAATCCGGTGCCGGCCGAATTTCGGTACCCCTGCGGAAGTATAGCCGCGTTCAAGGCACACCTGGACATCCGGAGTTATTCCAAAGGCCAGCCAGAAGCTATGCCTTGTAGAGGAAGTAACCGGCCTTGGTCCCCGGCATAGACCACAGGCCATTCTTTCGAACCCGGACTGGCCATCACCAAACCCTTGCGCTCGAGACTTCCTGCCAGGCGGGGCACATCGAATCAGAGAGGCGTAGAAGCTCTGCATAACAGGAACACCTGCACACAGCGACATCCCACACTCCCCAACGGCTGCAAGCCATGTACGTCCGGCCTTGGCACAGATAGACCCATTGGCCTCAAAGGCAGGGGTTTTCCACATTGTGTCCTTTGACAATGCAACAAACGGACTACGCACCATGCGGTACTTTCCGTCCACACACACAGGGTGAGTTTGGCAAAACTCAACCTGCTCGAGTTTATCAACCGGCTCCTCCACCTTCATGGTGAAGCCCTTGCGCAAGAACCATGGCTTAACGTCAGCCAGGAACTTGGGGAGGTCATCCGCCTCCATAAACACTGTTGCATCATCTCCATTATCAAGCAATCTGAACTGGATCTGCCTCTCCTGGCAGTACTGACGCACCATAAGACACATCAGCAGGCAATTACCTAGTGCTGTGTTCATGTCGCCACTCATCCGGTTCCCCTCCACCTTGTACTCCAAATCAGCCTCCGGCAATCGGACAAACCCACGGTTCTTGACCTGCCAAGATAGCAGTTCACGCAACGTATGTAGGTCCTCTTGGGAGAGGTGGCTGTAGGCTCCAAGATAGACAGAATGCTCAAACTCCAGGGCCAGTTTGCTCACATGCTGGTCGAAACGACTTGCGTCGAGTGAAACACCACGTGGGTTTCTGAACACGGACCAAGCGGTCGCAGCAATTGCTCCCACCTGGTCGGCGTTATACCCCTTCATCACTGTGGGTCCACCACACAACTTTGCGATTGCTCTGTATATCCTACCCTCTAGAGGTTGGATATACACACCAAGCGCAGCGTTGAATCGTGGATGGCGAGGCTGAATGAGCCTAGGAGCCGGATCTGGCTTCTCATCCATATTGAGAAACTCAGCCTTAACAAACGAATTGGTATATGCAGTCCATCGGGGAACACCACCCCTTAGGTTGTCTTCAATCGCCTTCGCATACCGTGCTCGTTTGGCGCCCTTGTAATGTTCCAGAAACTTGCTGGAAGTGATAGGTTGGCAACCTCGCAGGTGGCGAAGGAGATCAAGACGCTGCTGTCTCAATCCATCTGAAAACTCCCCATCTAAAGGGCGCGGTGGTTGCTGGAGGGTCCCGTCCCTCTCAACAGCAAACACTCGTTCACGCAGGCCCCGTAGAACGTTGGGCAAGTCGTTGTTATGTACTGCTGCCCGACTAACAGTACCGACCGTTCCGAACCTGACGATGGCTCTTCGCTTGGGACTCCCATCTCGTGAGGTGACCACAATGCACTCCCCGGGGGCCATTCGGTTAATCCCGGTAGTGACACCCCTCACGACGACTGGGCACCCCTATTCCGTCCACTCCAACCTTGTTCCAAATCCCCACCGCCTTGCGAACATCCCAGACAAACTCCTTGTCTGGTACTTCCTCTCGGCCTTGTAAATCTCACGTGCAATACGGTCGGTACCACACAGCTGTGTTGCCATGTTGTCCTCCCGCAGTGGAACAAACACCGCCACCACAATAATGGGTAGCAACCGGGCTATGTCCGACCGCCGTACGTTCCTGAGTTCCAGGAGTCGAACAGCTGCCGTCACAACCATATCACGGTTGGCCTTACTCCGAGTCAGGTACAAATGCTTAGACCGAATAAGCAGGGCAGTAGCCACAGCGCATCGGAGCATTGCACCAGACCGGACCTTGGCCGGTTCCTCTCCACACCAAACCGCGTCGAGGTACTCTTTAGGGTCCTCAACAACCTCATCAAGCAGCTCAACAAGGTGCCTGCTGAGATCCTCAGTTTCCTGTGAGGTCTCAGCAGGCCCGTTTGTCAGCCACAGTGTGAGACGTACGGTCAGTCCAACAATCAAAACAAGGGTCAATATAGCGCAGATTGCAAGTAGAACAGACATGGTGTTACGATCACCGAACGTGCCGCCGATAGCCTAAGCTCTGCCGCAACGGGGGATGGTCAGTCCCACGG